GAGATCGACACCAACCGGACATATGAAACCTACTTTGGCGCGGGGCTGGGCGGTCATATCTCCGTTGCGGATGAGAATGCGAGGTTCTTCAACTATGAAGACTTTGAGCCAATCCCAAGCGTGGTGCAAAACTTAGAAGACCACGCGACCCTGCCGCAGTTTGGTCTGTTTAGCACCACCTACACGCATGAGACCGTGCTGGCCTTTGACGTGGCTTTGAGGGCAGAAAACAGCCAAGGCGATTCGGTAAACTTGGGCGAAGAGCTTGTTCTAGTTGCCTCAGACAATACACGCTGGCGTCTCAGCGTTGGCACTGACGGAACCCTTATAACAACACAGGTGACATAATGCCTACCCACTTGCACGACGATAGAGTCCACGAAAACCACTTTAAGATAGATGGAAACGGGAAGCTTATATCGTCTGGATACCACGATCTCCAGTATATAAATACCGGGACCAATACTGCTCTCTCCGGAAGCAGCTTGCCGAGAGAGCTTGCAATAGACACTGGGACGGGGACCGGCGATTTCTCACTGACTCTGCCAGACCCATCTGATGTGCCAGAGAACGGTGTGGTTAAAGAGGTCAGGGTCGCTAACCTGTCTGATTTCCTGTCATCAAGCGGCAACTCAGATAATGATATTGTCGTATCAATATCCGGCGGCGGCTCATTTTTTCAGGGGCTATCTACTATCAGGATCAAGCCGAATAAGTCTATCACCTTCGCCGTATACAAGGATGTCGTAAACTCCCAAACCGTTGCGGCGTGGTCTGTTCGCAGCCGCGTTGAGTATATTACATCTGCAGACTTAACTTCATCCGTAAACACAGACTCAACAGATATAAACCTTTCAATAACTAGCACAGACTTCACTGGGCTTATTACGCAGTCGTCCGGAGACTTGACGTTCAATTTTAATGGTCAAGTTGAGGTAACAACGCAATTCAGGGTAGACCCGCAAAATACAGATGGGACGTATAGCAATGTTAGCTGCCAAGACACTCTAAACGGGGTGCTAATAAATGGTACGACCAAGAACCACGCGCTGAAGCAAGAATTAGGGAACTTCATTCAAGGAAGTAACGAGCGATACTTGTTTGACGTAAAGGTTGGAGATGTATTCAGTTCGTCTACAAATGGAGGTTTCACATCAAGTGCAACCCTGTTGAACTATAGAGTTAAAATAAAGTCATACATATGAGTTAAATACAAATGGTGCCAATGCGCCCCCAACGCCAGAAAGGTGAAATAATGCCCAAGCCAAGGACAAAAGCCGCCAAGTCTGCTAAAGTCAGCAAGGTGCTGCGCGAGTACAAAAGCGGCACCCTTAAATCCAGTTCAGGCCGAAAGGTCACAAGCGCAAAGCAGGCCAAGGCCATCGCACTAAGCGAGGCAGGCGCAAAGCGCAAGAGAAGGAAGAAGTAACATGGCAACCCAGACCCCGCGCGTTCAGTACCGCAAATCCACCACCAAGCCGGTCAAGCGCAAGACCCCGGCAGTCAAAGGCAAAGGCCCGATCAAAGCCAAGCCAAAGATGAAGAAGAAAAAATAATGGCTAAGAAGGGCAAGCAATCCGTCGCTGCCAAAGCCAAGGCCGCAGTTAAACGGGCGGGGGTTAAGGGCGTGAACAAACCGAAGCGCACCCCCAACCACCCCACCAAGTCGCACGTTGTCGTAGCAAAAGAAGGGTCAAAAATCAAGACGATCCGCTTCGGCCAACAAAACGTCAAAGGGTCTCCACCCAAGAAAGGCGAGAGCGAAGCAGCTAAAAAGCGACGGGCTTCCTTCAAAGCGCGCCATGCAAAGAACATTGCAAAGGGCAAAATGAGCGCGGCGCACTGGTCTTCGGTCACGAAATGGTAGCAAAATCAAGGACTTAGCAGATGGCTAAAAGCACGAAGAAGAAGCCGGGGCTTTACGAAAATATACATTCTCGGCGCAAAGCAGGTAAGCGTCCCAAACGACCGGGCGAAAAGGGATACCCGACAGCCAAGGCGTTTAAGCAGGCGGCTAAGTCTGCTAAGAAGCGTAAGTAGCACGGACTAGATTCCTAAAGCTTAACATGTTAAGATGTTCGTATTGTTGTACAACACACGAAAGGATCAACAAGATGCCAAAGCACTACGGCGACAAGATGATGGGCGGCATGAAGTCCGACATGGGTAACAAAGGCGGTGACATGAAAATGGGCGGCATGATGACTGGCGCACCTGACGGCTCCCGCTACAGCACCCCTATGGGCATGAAAACCGGCCCCATTGAATCCAACAAGGGCGGCATGTACACCCAACCCTCCGAAATGATGATGCGCAATAAGGGCTAAAACCCCTATGCATTGTCTATTGAATCGCCCGGTCTCTGGATCGGGCTTTTCTTTTGTGGTACTGTTTAACTTGTTAACTACCACCTTTGAACTTAGGGAATTCGGATGAGCAAAATCACCCAAGCCAAAATGGATGACGCACAGAAGAAACTGCGGGACGTCATCAACACGGTTATTCAAATCCGTGACCACTGCTGCGCAACACACCAATGTGAAGCGCGTGACACGGCTAGTATGGTCCTTAGCCATCTGGCTGCTGCTGAATCAGTGGCTGGTCCTCTGAAAGTGTGGGGCGATGACGGTCAGATCTCCACCCGCTCTGGGGGCGGCAAGTAATGGTTTGGCCGTTCCTCATGGGCCTTGCTGTTTCGATGGCTGCTCTGTCTTATTGGCTGGGGAACGGCCACTTTGTTCGATCAGCACTCATCATCCTGGCTGGGCTAGTATCCATCAGGTTTTACGACGCATTCCCCATATCCAGCGACTTACTCATCCTTCTAATTTCTGCTACTTGGATAGTGGCGGCATCCGCAATCCCGCGAGTGACCGCCACCCAGAGTCAGTTCTGGCGACACATTTTGTTTATTCGGTCGTTTTTGGCCTTGAACGGATTAACTGGCTTGTGGGCACGGGTTACTGATGCACCGCGTGTGGTTGGTTCGTTGCCATATATGTCAGGCGACATTCTGCTGATAGCCGCGATGCTTCTCATTGGGTGGTCGCTGCGGCATGAATTCATTGGCAGACTTTCTGAACTTAGCGCTAGAGGGCGTGGCATGGTGGGCAATAGTGCTTTCCGTGCTGGTGGATCTGTGGTTAACAAAGAAAATCGTAACACTAGCAACACGAGTGGCGCGGAGTATGCGCGGGAGGTAATGTCAAATGGCTGACAATGACCTCAATAGCTACCGGAAGACGCCTCCAGAAAGTGAGGCAGAATGGCAAGAGTACCACCGCAATATGCAGCGCGTGAATCTCATGTGGCCTTTGGTAAAGCCAATCCATGCTTTTGTATCCAACCTGAAGGCATGGGCTGCGATTATAGCCTTCTTTATTCTCTTTCGGTCAACCGAAGTGAGCGCCCTTCTAGAGAAAATTTCAAAGTGGGCAGGTTTTGGGAAATGAACACCGTGAAAATGCTTATGACATCAGCCTTAATCGCGGCAGTAGCACACGGGGTGCTCCCATCATTCGCGCCGCAAGACAACGGGAAAAACTGCAGCGCTCCTAGTTGCACATTGAAGGTAGACCACCGATGAACTTTAAGGGCACAGCTATCAGGCTGAAAGATACAGACCTCCCCCGATTGGGCGCAACCATTGGCGTGGGGGAAGATGAAATCCACGCTGTGCTTGATGTAGAGGCGCGCGGGAGTGGATATGACAGTCAGGGCAGGCCAGCCATGCTGTTTGAGCCACACGTCTTCTACCGCAACCTTAGCGGCGCAGAGCGGGACAAGGCGGTCGCACAGGGGCTTGCTTACCGGAATTGGAAACGGAACTACCCGAAAGACAGTTACCCCCGCCTGGAGCGAGCTATGAAGATCAACAAGGAAGCGGCTCTGCGGTCTGCCTCTTGGGGTCTAGGTCAGATCTTGGGCGAGAACTTTGCGATGTGCGAATATAACCGGGCAGAGGAAATGGTTCTGGCGTTCACTGAGAGCGAAGGTAGTCAGCTAGAGGCAATGGTTAAGTTCATCATTGCGGCTGGACTGGATGATGAGTTGCGCCGCCACGACTGGGCAGGTTTTGCACGGGGATACAATGGCCCTGGATACAAGAAGAACAAGTACGACGTGAAGCTAAGGCAGGCTTACAACAAGTGGTCCAAGATCAAGGACACCGAGTGGAAGCGCGGGCAGGCGATTGACACGCTGCACAAACCGTCGCCCGGTCCAGAGACTGAGCCAGACAAGGCCCTAGCCAACACAACATACCCCGATGACCACTGGCTGGTTAAACTGGTCAAAGCAATTGTAGAGGCGCTAAGCAAATGAGCAAACTTCGCAACCCTAAAGTCCAAGGCGCGCTGCGTCACCTCCTGACCGCCCTTGGCCCTATGCTGGCGATCCTAGCCGCTGTGGACGATCCTGCAGCCCTGCTGATGTCGCTAATCGCCCTTGAGAACTGGCCCGCTGTAGTCGGCCTCCTGATGGCTGTGCTGGGCTTCTGGGCAAGCTGGACCGCTAAAGAGAAGAAAGAGTAATGCTGCAAGCGATCCTCAGTTTCCTAGGCGGACCCATCGCCCGACAGCTTAAAGAGGCGTACCAAGCCAAGCTGAATGCGGAGACGACTGAAGCCAAGCTAGAGGCAGAGCAACGCATTGCCGCGCTTCAGGCTGCACAGGACATTGCGAGGATCGAAGCGCAGGACAGGTGGTCAGCCACAAGCCTTGGCAGGTGGCTCATCGTGGTTCCGTGGGGGATCTGGTGGGCCGCTATCTACATCGTCAGCATTATCAACCCGCTACTAGGACTGTCACTGACAATTCACAATGTTCCGGCACATATAAACGAAATGGCAATGATTCTTGTGCCAGCCATTACTATCGCAGACGCAGGAGCCTTAACGGTCAAACGATGGAGAAAGTAGGATGCACCATCTAGTGGACGTGATTTGCAACCTGTCCAGGCTCTCACATAGGGCCGCCACAGGGCGAAACGTCTCTTGGTGCAGTCACGCCTACCACAACCAGCATAGGCCGCTGTGGGCGCTGTTTGTAAGGGTGATGGGGCGCGAACACTGTAGAAGGTCGCACCGCCGGTATTTTTAAGCCAAACCCTCTGGCAGAAGGCCGGGGATTGTGGACAGCAGCTCTTTCACCGCAATAAAGTCCTCTGCGCACCGGATACCACCGTCGGGCACGTGATCTGACAGGCTGTTAATCCTAGCGTCAAACGCCTGCGCGCTACGGCTGTCCTGAGCGGCTTTTAGCACGTCAATCAGATCCATACCGCTGAAGTGTGCTTGAGCCAGAGCAGCAACAAAGTAGTCCATATCGGTGAGGTGGAAATCGTTAAACTCTTCATCCATGGGTCTGTCCTTATGTTTGCTTCTTGCGGATCCTTGCAACCGACGTGCTGATATTAGTGCCGCTTTCCCGGAACGACCCGACAGGAAGATCGTACCAGTATGGTTTCAAGTCATCAAGTTCCCCATGATCATATCGAGCTGTAGACGGAAGCACAGACCAAAGCGTTCCATCGGGCTTCAGAAACTCAAGGGCGTGACGAACATGCTTGGCATAGTGACGGCCATAAAAGGGCGGGTTCATAACAACCATATCAAAGTCGGGAGACGGGGCGACCTCCAAGAAGTTAGCTTGAAGAACTTTAAAGCCTTTCGCGCGCGCCTCAGCCGCTCGGCCCGAGTCGTACTCAATGCCAAACACATCGCCACCCTCTACTGCAATCGCCTCAAGAAAACGACCACAGCCGCAAGATGGCTCAAGAACCTTCTTCCCTTTCATGTAATAGGCGTTATTCATAACGCTATCAATCACAGCCTTAGGCGTTGGGAAATATTGCAGATCCTTAGCTACTTCGGTGCTGGCCTTCTTGGCAGGGCGCGCCTCAGGGCAATCAGGCAGGACATCCCCATAATATTCCGCCAGCCCCAAGTTCACAGCCTTCAGCGTATCAGGTGAAAAGAACAAGTGCCCATTGCCGTTTGCAAAACGCTTCAGCCAAACGCCTCGCGTATCCCGCAAACAGTCGCCATTATCCAAAATGTCATTTGTTTCCTTATAGTCCGCCAGCTTCTCTCCCTTGATTGCCGCAATAGAGTTCAAGATTGACAAGAGCCTATCACGGCCCCACCCGTAATCTCCGACATTGGACAGGATGACGCGCTTGGGAAGCCCCTTGACGCCGACTTTCATTTTTTCATGGGATTTGAATGCCGGGTCAAGATCCGCGAACACCTCAGCTAATCCGCGCAAGATTGACGCACGAGGGTTCTGTGCAAGATCACCAAACCACTCATAGAGATTCATCATATTGAACTCTGGCGGATCTTCCATCATGCGCTCAATTTTACTCTTATCGGATGCGCTTGCAAGGTACTCAAGATTGTACTCCTTATATGCGCAACGCCAAGCGGACCTCAGAAGAAATTCCTTCATCTGACGCTTACCCACGTGGCCCACATCAAGGTTTCCGTAGGGCCACACGCCCGACACACAACAAGCCGCTTTCAGTGCTGTCTGCGCCCGCTCGAATTCCTCAAACTCATCATCAATCCTAGAAAGCCGCTCTTCATACTCTGCAACGATATCGCTCAGCTTACGGCGTCCGGTATGGGACACCAGCTCATCACCGACGTAAATTTCACCATTAGTCATTCGGTCTCTCCTATTCTTTACTTCATGCAAACTGCACCATGCCAGAGGATTGGTCAAGCCTTACTCTGGGTATACTGATCCCTTTTCCTGCCGTGGAGATACCTACCTATCCTATCCACGGGGGGCAGACCACGCCCAGCTTTCGCCCAGTACTAGTTTACCTTTGGCTCTCGCCCCGCCGGTTTCCTGACGCCTGCCTGACCATTTTCTAGGCTGGTCAACCAAAATCCGCCATATTGGAGGTCAAATCCCAACGTAGGCTGTAATCCTGGCGCTTTACCTTCCGAGCGTTGTAGCGCTGCGGGCCTTTTTTCTTTTTATAGCATAGTGAACCGGAAGTCAAATAAGTTAAGCTTATAGCTCTGGCTAGGGCATATAACATTTTCTTATACCACTCGACCCCACCATCCCCCCTTGACACCATGCGCTACACGTATATGTTGATAGCAGGATAAGGAGAGGAAATATGGAAACACCACTATCCAAGAAACTGAAAGCCGTTGATGAATGGCTTGATGGCGACAAAGGCGGACCGATTGTTGGTCTCTGGTTCGCTGTCTGCGGGATTATCGCTGTCATTACCCTGTGGGCTTTGGCTATTTACTACACACAATAGGAGATAAATATGGCTGTAGAAATTCGGAATACTGGACGATACACTTACGAAAAAACCCGCAAGGATCGTTATGGCGATGTAAAAGTGACATCAGATATTCGGCTAGGGGCAATCATTCGAGATATTGCCATTGGTATTGGTAGTATTGTTGTTCTAGGGTTTTCGTTCTTCACTGTTGGGGAGGGTGAGCGAGGTGTCGTTACACGCTTCGGTGAGGCGCAGTATCAGGTTGGCCCTGGACTGCACTTTAAAGCGCCATTTATTGATGGGGTTCGCAAGATCGAAATCCGTGAGCGCAAGACCGTTGAGGATCTGGCGGCAGCAACCAAGAACCAACTTCCTGTCACTGCAACCGTTTCTGTCAACTGGACTGCAAGCGCGGATGCGGTGATGGATATTTACAAGAAGTACGGCTCTCTGGGGCAGTTTCAGGAGCGCATTCTTGATCCCAAGCTGCGTGAAGCTGCAAAGGCTGCAATCGGCAAGTTCAATGCTGATGAGCTGATCCGTGATCGACAGGCAGCAACGGCTGAGGTTCTGGCTATTCTGACAGATCTGATGGCTGGGTATCCTGTATCGGTCAACAGTCCACAGATCGAGAATGTAGCCCTGCCAGAGGTTTACATGAAGTCTGTCCTTGAAAAAGAGCAGGCCCGCGAAAACGCCGCGCGCGAACAGTACAACCTTGAACGGCAGCGGCTGGAATCCTTGCAAACCGTGCAGACCGCAGAAGCCCAGCGTGACGCCCTGAAGGCCCAAGCCGACGGTAACGCATACAAGGTGCGAACAGAGGCTGAAGCAGAAGCTGACGCAACACGATTGCGCAAAGCTGCTGAGGCTCAGGGCATCCGTGATGTTGAAAAGGCTCTGGCTGCTAACCCTCTGTTCATTGAGTACACCCGCGCCCAGCGCTGGAATGGGCAGTTGCCCCAGACTATGATGGGTCAAGATACTGACGTTTTGATGAGCGTAAAGTAATCGCGGGTTTTGAAATTTGCCTATTGTGCTACCTGAAATGGCGTGGTAGGCAAGACATAGCGCAGCGGTGTTTCCCTTGGCCGGGATAGGGTCGCAAAAGCCGTCACATAAGTGTGCGATCCCTGCGCTAAACCGCTATTTTGTGGTGTGACATAGACGACAAGAACCAATCGCTAGTTGGAAATCGTAAGTCATTGCCGAATACTAGCTTAAGGCAGTCACACCTCATGATCGTGGCCAAAGCGGTGAGTAGTAAACCAGTGACGGGGTGCAAACTCGAAAATCTGGTGGGTCAGGCCACAAAGCCGTTAAGTCGGAACTACGCCACGATCAACAGTTAGAACGTGCAGCAGTTGTCTCGCGGCGTTCTATATCGCAGAACTTGTGTGTTCTTTTCTGCGATGAATTGGCGGCGCGGACACCTATATCCGGGACCGACCTTGAATGCACCGCGACGAGCACTGGCACCGCGTAAGAGTGTCCCCGTATCTGGTAAGCGGGATGTCCACTCTTTTGTGGTGATACAGAGCGGGGTTGCATTTAGGTTGCGCGTTTCCACCCCTATATCGGCAATAGTGCGGAGATGCCATCAAAGCCGCCGATATGCGAACCTGTATCACCACATGAGCGTGGTTTTTGCCAATGGCACGGGGCTAGGCTATACGCCGGTCGCCACGCTCAACTGGTCGGGCTTGCCTGACGATTCCGAGCCTTCGGGTTTCGTGTACTAAGACCAACCGGCTGTCGTCAAGTAAGTAAGAGATTGCCGGAGATAGGACGGTTCCCACTCTTTGGCCTAGTCGTCAAATGCACGGTCTGCAATCCCCGGTTGGTCTACTTTCCTTGTCCGATTATGAACAATTGCACTTTTGTGATATAGTGGCATCGGGCGTAATCCTGCGCTCTGTATCCACACACGGAGGGCAGTTATGCTCAAGTATTTCGCACCCGCGCTTATCGCGCTATTCATCGTATCAAGCCCAGCCAATGCTAATGAGCTACCTGATAACTGCGGCTCATCCGCTGGGTTCTACAATGCCATGAAGGACGTTGGGATGTATCGCGTTACCGTTGGCAAGGAAAAGAACTTCTACGTTGAACAGTGGGCCAATGAGATCACCGGCTATTGGGCGGTCCTTATCACCTATGTTGAGGATGGGGTGAGCTGCATTGTTAGCGGCGGTGACACCTTCCAATACGTAGGTCCACCAGCGACCTAATCTGTTTACGGGGCAAGCCAATCGTGCTACAACCTTTGGTGTAGACGTAGGAGGTTTGCTTTGGATATCAAACAAGAACAGATTACAGCGGCACGGCTTAAAGCTGAGGGCTTGTCGCGCGCAGAGATTGCCGAAGAAATGGGGCTTACCAAGCGACAGGTTAAGTCGAGACTAGCTGCTTCGGCGCAAGATCCTGCTATTCAGGCCGCGATGAACCATGTCGGAACGGGTATGGAGCCTGATACGATCTGGATTAAGGATGAGAACTACAGCATCCAGTTGCGGCCTAAAAGCAAAGACTTTGAGGATATGGCGGCTAAGCTGATTAGCGCGCTAGAAGATTACCAGCCGCTAGACCGAAAGCTTTTCGCACCTCGCGTCAATACCGGGGCCAAGGGTGATAAGCTGATGGTCTTGGATCTGGCAGACGTTCACTTTGGCAAGCTGTGTACGCCGGAAGAGACAGGGTATGACTATAATGTAGAGGCAGCCCGACACCGCGTCATTGAGGGCACGAGGGAGCTACTGCGCCGTTCTGACGATGTGGGGCGCATTCTGTTTGTCATGGGGAACGACATCCTGCATACGGATAACGGGAAGTCCACCACGTCTGGAACGCCACAGGATACGGACGGGACGTATTTTAACGCATGGCGGGCCGCACAACACGCCTCCATTGATGCCATCCTGCAGTGTGCTGAACTTGCTGAAGTCGATCTGCTTCACTGCATGTCAAACCACGATTGGCGCTCTGGCTGGGCACTCTCTCAAACCATTGCTGCATCTGTGAAAAACCATGATAATGTGCGCGCCACTCCGTACAATCTGTCAGAAAAACACCTAAAGTTTTACGGCTACGGTCGCAATGGCTTGCTGCTATCCCACGGTGACGGGGCAAAAGAGGAAAGCCTTACTAGCCTATTCCTGAAGCAGGGCAAGAATCTTGTGGGTCAATGTGATTTGCTTTATGCGTACCTTCACCATTTTCACCATAAAATCCGCAAGCTGCGTGGCATTGATGTTTTTCAGTCCGAGAAAGATCACACGGCATTCACTCAAGTTAGCTTTGGGGCGGCGCGCGTTGAGGGTCAGGGTATGGTTGCTGAATACATCCGGTCCCCCAGTTCGCCTGATAGCTGGCATATGGAGAAGGGCTACGTTAACCGGCAAGCGGTTGAAGCATTTATTCACTGCCCGCACGAGGGGCAAAAAGACAGACTTACAGAGTGGTTCTAGGAGATTAAACATGAGAATGATTGTGAACATCCACAGAAATGAGACTAGCCAGCCAATAAAAAGGGTTTGCGTAAACACTTATACAAAGGGTGAGATGTATTGCGTCCAAATGGATGGATACGTTGAAAAATATCCCTTGTCTTCCCTGTTTAGGGTCACAGAAACATACCATGCAGAAGCGGAGATCAAAGATGAAGGCAAATGAAGTACTGAAACAAGCGGCATCGGAAATGGAAGACCGAGCCAAGACTTATGACAAGCCTGAAGGCGAGCGCAGCATGGCGGCAACCGTCACAGCGTTCCAAGCCATCACAGGCGTTTCCATGACAGAGCAACAGGGCTGGCAGTTTATGGAGGTGCTGAAGCTGGTGCGATCCAACCAGGGCGGCTATCGGGCGGACAGCTTTATTGATGGGGCTGCGTATGCTGCATTGGCTGGGGAGGCTGCTAGTCGTGAATGACACTAGGCGTCGTAGACTTTTGTACCTAGCAAAATCACCTAATGCTTGCCACAAGCGATGGTATTCACAGTATTGCCAATTGAATCAAGAGGGCCTTACAGGATGGGCGCTAGGCTTTGCATATCTGACTAAACAAGGTCGCGCTTGGCTAGAAGGCAAATGCGTATGATCTATGCGCATGATACTCCGGCTAACGTAACTTAAACAGAACGTTAATCCGGGATAGCGTAACCTAGAGTGAACGTTAGGCGCATAAGAAGAACCCCCGCTCAATCGGCGGGGGCTTTTTATTACTTATCGTCAGGCATACTCTTGCCGATTTCCTGATACAGAACGCCCAGCGCGTCAGACGCATTGTCAATGGCTTCTCGCAGTTCAGGATGCGCCCCGACCCACAGAGTGTCCTCTACATATGTGTGAAGCATGTCGCGCAGTACGTATGTCATGTGCAGGCATTCAAGCCCGTGACCGTTGTTAGTCTTCATCGCTCAACTCCTTCACCGTTAGTCCACAAATCTCAGCCAGCAGCAGCTCAACAGCAACGCCGCGCGAGTCTTGCCAGCCCTCCAGCAATACAATCGTGTCCGCCCACGTGCAGATGACAGACGTATATTCGGCAAACGCAGTACGGATGGGAAATTCACCCTCCCACGCATACTCCGCCGGGTTGTATACGTCATGGCCTTCATCGCGCAGTTTAGCCGCCACCTCATGAAAGCGCGGGTAGTTGTGTTCAGGCAGTCCGGTCATTGGGCCTGATAGGTAGATCTTAGCCATTACACACCCTCCACGCCTTCAAACAAGTCCATAAGCGACACGTCCAACTCCCTAGCCAGTAGAACCAGCTTCGGCGCGCTCACACGGTTTGTGCCAGTCTCATACTTCTGGATCTGCTGAAAGCTGACCCCGATTAGCTTGCCCGTCTGCCCCTGGCTCAATCCGCGCTCCTTGCGGATGTTCCGGATGTTCTGACCTACGCGGACATTGATCTTCTGTTCTTCTGTCATGTGACCTCCATTGCTCTGCTATATGGATAGCACGACATAAACCGGAAGTATAGCGGTTTTGCGTTGACCGGCGCTATTTACGGTGGTAGTGGTGATGGCACGAGGAGAGTCAATCAGGTCACATTTTGTCACGTCTAATAGTGCGTTTTACGCGGCGTGATGACTTGCCGTTTTGGCTGTTTTCGGCTACATTTGGCGTTCACCCTGATAAAGGAGTACTATATATGGATCTGCGAATTAAGCGCATTCATGAAGACGCGGAGATTCCTGCGTTCCAGACTGATGGCGCGGCTTGCTTTGATCTGGTGGCAGTGTCGCGTGAAATCCGTGGGAATACCGCGACATACGGAACCGGTCTTATCATGGATATCCCGGACGGGTACCATGTGAAGATCTACAGCCGCAGCGGGCATGGGTTTAAGGGCGATATGCGTCTTGCTAATGCGGTTGGGGTGATTGATGCGGATTACCTTGGCGAGGTCAAAGTTAAGCTGACATATGATGGCACAGCCGGGATCTTTTTGTACTTCCCCAAAGTAGGCGAGCGGATTGCACAAGCTATGCTGGTCAAGAATGTCGAAACCAACATTGTTGAGGTTGAAGAGATTGAAAAACAAACAGAGCGCGGGACCGGCGGTTTCGGGTCAACGGGAGAGTGAAGATGCCGGATAAAGTAATATTCCTAGACATTGATGGACCTATGATTCCATACACGTCATTTCTGTTCAACAAGATGGCCTCCTGGGAGCAGGAGCTAGACGATAGGTGTGTCGCTGTTTTGCGGAAAATCATTGATGCGTCGGGCGCTAAGATTGTGTTCAACACGACTCACAATAGGCATCTCCATCAACACGGCAGGATTCCAGGGCTGATCAATCAATTTGTAGCCGCTGGATTTGGTGATGACCTACATGAGGATATGCATACGGTCTACCCAGATGTAGACAGGCTGACTGCAATCAATGAGTGGCTAGACCGCAACAAAACAGACAACATGCTCTGGGTCGCTTTGGATGATGTCAAGATTGATCATAAGCGCGCATTCCTTGTAAACGCAGATCACGGCATTGGCATTGACGCATATAACCACTGTGCTAAGTGGCTTATGTTCAAAACATTCGTGGCGCTGTGAAGTGATGGCGCAGAAATTGAAACGGCGACACTATGTCGTGCCCGAAGTTCAGGCGCGTAAGGCCATCTTGAACATCATAGAGAAGGAATTGAAACTTTGATGAATGACTATCAGAAGTTTATCGCGGTAAGCCGCTATGCACGATGGCTGCCAGAAGAAAACCGGCGAGAAACTTGGGATGAAACTGTAGACCGATATATTGAGAATATCGTCGTTCCGTCTGGCGCTGATGCCGAGACTGTTGAAGAACTGAGCCAAGCTATTCGTGGTCTGGAAACTGCCCCGTCGATGCGCGCACTGATGACCGCTGGTCCTGCTGCTGATCGAGACAATACTTGCATCTACAACTGCTCATACCTGCCAGTAGATCATCCGCGCTCGTTTGATGAGGCAATGTTTATCCTGCTGTGTGGCACTGGCGTGGGCTTCAGTGTTGAGCGGCAGTATGTAAACAAGCTTCCAGAAGTGCCTGAGAAGATGGATGGTGATGTGCCGGTTATTGTCGTTGAAGACAGTAAGGAGGGATGGGCCAAATCATATCGTGAACTGCTAGAACACTTGTGGTCCGGTCATACCCCCACGTGGGACGTGTCTGCAGTCCGCCCCGCAGGTGCCAAGCTCAAGACATTTGGCGGTCGCGCTTCTGGCCCTGATCCGCTGGTTGATCTGTTTAACTTCACCATTGGCGTATTCAAGAAAGCACAGGGCCGCAAGCTGACATCCATCGAGTGTCACGACCTGATGTGTAAGATTGGCGAGATTGTGGTTGTGGGTGGCGTTCGTCGCTCTGCTATGATTAGCCTCAGCAACCTCAGTGATGACCGTATGCGCCATGCCAAGTCAGGCCAGTGGTGGGTGACTGATCCTCAGCGCGCTCTTGCCAACAACTCCGTTGCATTCACCGACAAGCCCGACGCGGAAAGCTTTATGCGTGAATGGCTGGCCCTGATGGAAAGCAAGTCCGGTGAGCGCGGCATCTTCAATCGGCAAGCAAGCGTTAATCAGGCTGCTAAGAATGGTCGCCGTGATACTGATTGGGACTTCGGGACAAATCCATGCTGTTGCTCGCCTGAGACCGAAATCCTGACGTCCAGCGGATACAAGCCAATCGTTGAAACTGTTGGCGAGGAAACTGAAATCTGGAACGGTGAAAACTGGGCCACTGTAGTTCCATATGCTGCCGGTGAAGCTGACCTTGTTCGCGTCACATTGACTGATGGATCATATCTTGATTGTACCTGGAATCACCGCTGGGTGATTGACGGGAAGGGTTTTGTCGAGACCAGCGATATCAAAGTTGGCGACAAGCTTGAAAAGTTTGATATGCCTGTCGTTGAAGGTGACAATGATCCCCAGATTGATGCTTACTCTCAAGGCTTCTACTCCGGGGATGGCAACAAGGGCATGACACGCTCTTGGGTCTATGAGCCTAAGTATCCATGCATTGACCGCTTGATTGGCAAAGTTTACCCAGACGGTTCGAAAACTGAGCGCAAAGTGTGGAATCACGGGCCTATGATGGACAAGTCATTCGTGCCTATGGATGCAACGCTGGAATATCGCTTGAACTGGCTGGCTGGGCTTCTTGATGCTGACGGAACAATTCTACGCAGCACACATGGCGTTTCGTTCCAGTTGGCGTCTGTTGACCACGATTTTCTGGACCGCCTTCGCCTCATGCTTACCACTATGGGAGTCCGAGCCAAGGTTGTAGCTGCAGCACCCGCTGGCTATCGTGAAATGCCTGACGGTCGCGGCGGCATGAAGGAGTACTTCTGCAAAGAGTCAAAGCGCATCCTGATTAACAGCTCTGACGCTTACGACCTCATGGAAATGGGTCTTAACCTGAGCCGACTTGATCACAATGGCAAAAGCCCTCAGCGTGATGCGCGTCGGTTTGTTCGCGTTGCTTCGATTGAGCCTCTTGACCGCTATGAGATGACGTATTGCTTCACTGAGCCTGAAACGTCGCGCGGGACATTTAATGGCATTGTGACAGGAAATAGTGAAATTATCTTGCGCCCGTATTCCTTTTGCAATCTAACAGAGGTAGTATGCCGTGCAGATGATACGCTTGAAGACCTGAAACGAAAGGTAAAACTGGCCACCATCCTTGGCACCATCCAAAGCACCTACACCCACTTCCCGTATCTGCGCGATATTTGGCGTGAGAATACTGAAGAGGAGCGCCTTCTTGGTGTAAGCCTAACAGGTATTATGGATTGTTCAGTACTTAATGATGTAGGCATGTGCGGTTACTCAGAGCCCCCTCTGCCGCGAGTTTTGGACACCCTCCGCCAAACCGCAATCGACACCAACAAGGAATGGGCAGAACGCCTTGGCATTCCACAGTCGGCAGCTATCACGTGTGTGAAGCCATCGGGAACGGTTAGCCAGCTAACAGATACCGCAAGCGGCATCCACGCGCGTCACAGCGACTACTACATCCGAACTGTTCGAGGTGACAACAAAGATCCGCTGACGGAGTTCATGAAGTCGCAGGGCATTCCCAATGAGCCTGACGTGATGAAGCCTGATACCACTACGGTTTTCAGCTTCCCTATGAAGTCGCCAGAAGGTGCTATCACGCGCAACGACATGACAGCCCTGGAACAGCTTGAGTTCTGGCTGACATATCAGCGTCACTGGTGTGAGCATAAGCCGTCTGTTACGGTTTCTGTGCGAGATCATGAGTGGCTTGAAGTTGGCGCTTGGGTCTACAAGCACTTTGATGAGGTTAGCGGGATTAGCTTCCTGCCTCACTCGGATCACACGTACCAGCAGGCACCATATCAGGACTGCACACGCGAGGAATACGAGGCCATGCTTGCCAAGATGCCCAGCGCGATTGACTGGTCTGGCCTAGCTGAGTTCGAGCGCGAAGACACGACCAAAGGGTCTAGCACTCTAGCCTGTAGCGCCGGAGTTTGTGAAATCGTAGATTTGACCTAGACAGCAACACAGACCTACTCTAGAAATGGGGTAGGTCTAACACTTAGGAGAGAAAAGATGCTTAAATTTTTGACCGCGATTGCGCTTTGGTTCCCACTGTCGATGTACAAAGCGTTTGTAGTTATGAAGCTATTCAACTGGCATGTTGTCCCGGCGTTCAACTTTCACCAGCTTGAGTTTGTATACTCATGGGGGATCACTACTCTTATTACCTTGCTTGTCATCCAAAGTGTCGATGACGAAAATGACAATCTGTGGATGGTGACTTTGAGCACGGTTGTTAAAGTCACCATGTTCTTTGGCATGGGCTACGTTATTAGCCTGCTCCAGTGAAAATGAATTAGGTCACTTACATAGAGGAGATAATAAAATGCCACCAGACATGAGCGCTGATTTGCACGCGCAAGGAATGTTGTCCACAAAGGAAGCCCCGTATGTGTATGACCGAAACGGGGTTGTGATTGCCAATCTGCAATACTGGATTAAGGATGGGGAGCCTGTGTTCTAATGGCTAAAGATTTGACGCTGCAAGAGAGATTTGAGTCAGTCCTATACCATTGGGGCGTAAAGGAAAGCGGGGCTATCGCAGAGCAGTTGCATGAAGAATACAGGGACTGGGTGGAAAACGTGTTCCCATCTCAGGCGCTAGAAATTTTAGACAGGGTGGATAATGAATGATCTGTTATCTGGACAAGACGTTTTGCAGTGCGGAGTGCGTCAACCGAAAATGTCCCCGCAACTTTTCGCCAGATGTCGCAGAGGGCGCGCGTAAGTGGTGGTCACATGACCCAGACAACGCGCCGATTGCGTTTAGTGACTTCAGTGACAAGTGTGGAGACTTTGAGCCGCACAAGGAGATGTTTAGAGGATGAAACAGTATCATGATGCGTTGCAGTTCATTCTAGAAAACGGGACGGTATGCGATGATAGGACTGGAACGGGCACAATATCCCACTTCGGGATGCAGTCACGATATGATTTGAGCGATGGATTCCCAATCGTCACCACCAAGCGCGTACATCTAAAGTCTATCATCCATGAACTCCTGTGGTTCTTGTCTGGCGAAACCAACATCAAGTACCTGCAAGACAATAGCGTTTCTATCTGGGATGAGTGGGCTGATGACAATGGAGATCTAGGGCCAGTATACGGCAAGCAATGGCGTGACTTTGGCGGGGTTGACCAAATCGCACGGCTGGTAAAGGACATTAATTCGTCACCGAACAGTAGGCGATTAATCGTATCCGCATGGAATCCTGCCGATGTGCCTGAGATGGCCTTGCCCCCATGCCATACGCTATGGCAGGTTCGCATTATTGGCGAGAAGCTGCATATGCAACTGTACCAGCGGTCTGCGGATATGTTCTTGGGCGTTCCATTCAATATCGCCTCATATGCGCTTCTGCAAATGATGATTGCTCAAGTGACTGGGTATAAGCCTGGTGAGCTTATTCACACGATTGGTGACGCTCATATCTACTTGAACCATGTTGAGCAAGTGGAGTTGCAACTGTCACGTTGCTCTAAGCCCCTTCCGGGAATGTGGACAAACCCAGAGGTCAGCGACATCTTTGCATTCAAGTATGAGGACTTTGAGCTGATTGGATATGACCCACATCCAGTCATTAAAGCGCCTATCTCAGTATGACGCCCAGCGCCTACACCGAAGCTGACAAGAGTTAACAAACAGGGGAACTGACATGGAATTTCATAAGTACCCAAGCGTCGAAAGCTTTTCTCACTTTGTGAAAAATGCACGTCGATACGGAATGACTGAGCGAAACTTTATTGCGAAAATCAAACTGCACGGGACTAACGCTGCAATTGTTCGAGATGAGGGCGGACTTTACGCTCAGTCTCGCAGCCGGATCATTAAGGTTGGAGACGACAACTTTGGCTTTGCAGGCTTTGTGGACACTCTGAACCCAAGCGACTTCCCGATGAACTGTGCCGTTTACGGAGAATGGGCTGGACCGGGTGTCCAAAAGAGTGACGCAGTAAGCAACATTGCTAAGAAGATGTTCTTTGTCTTTGCGATCCAAGACCTAAGCACTGGTGAAGTGTGCAGTGACCCAGAGGTTATCAGTGAGATGGTTCCTAATGTCGATGGGGTTGAAGTCCTGCCGATTATGAAAGAGTTCGAGCTAAACCTTTTTGACGACAAGGATGTTGGGGCTAAAGCGCAGGAGCTGTCCGACCTAGCTGAAAGCATTGGCAAGGAAGATCCATACATTAAGGCGATGTGGGATATTTCAGGACCAGGGGAGGGATTTGTTTTGTCGCCACGTCGGGCAAGTCGTGAGGACTATTCCAAAATGATTTGCAAGGTGAAATGTGAGGCTCACCGGGTCAAGAAAACCAAAGCAGCAGCGACTGCAAAGGTAGAGATCCCTGCCAATGTGTTGGCCTTCTGCGATGCCTTCATTACTGACGCACGTATCCAACAAGCGGCATCCGAAGCTTGTGACGGTGAATTTGACTTCAAGCGCATCGGTGACTTCGCAAGGTGGTTCGGCAATGACGTCAAGAAAGAAAGCGCTGACGAACTGGCTGGGATGGGGCTAGAATGGAAAGACGTGGCGAAGAGCCTAAACGCCAAGGCCATTAACGCATACAAGGCCAAATGCATCTAACAAACAGGCCCGCGTTGAGAAATCTTCGCGGGTTTCACTTTTTCTGTTGACTGGCCGTGGATCAAATCTTAGGCTGAGTGTACGGAAAGAGAGACAAGCCACCCTTAGCTCAACCGGATAGAGCAGTTGCCTCCTAAGCTTCAGATCTGGGTTCAAGTCCCGGAGGGTGGTCCAAGCAAAGGAAACGATATGACCGAACCTGACGAATTTGTAATTGAAAAGAACATTGATCCACCAAAGCGCGGAGGAGGTCGCAAGTCCCGATACCCGTTCAAACGCATGGCTATCGGAGACAGCTTCTTTGTCCCGGATCATGAAGACGGGCTGGCTATTCGGGCGGCACGAGCGGCGGCGCTGGATCATCTGGGGTCTGGCAATTATATGACGCGCGAAATGATGCGTGGCGGAGTTAAAGGTGTTCGCATTTGGCGGACAGGATAAGGAGAAAGACACATGCATGACGACGAACAGGAATTTTCCCCGACACTATCGAGGAGTGTGAGGCCGAGATTGAGCAGCTAGAGGAGGAGAACCGGAATATCGCTGCTCAGGTTGAGCTGTACGATTCGGGCCTTGTGCGCGGGTCAAAGCCTAACTGGCGCAAGTCTGCAATGGGCGCAATGATCCACCGCCAACGAACCATCACTGAGCTGAAAGAGCATATCGAGGAATTGGGCGGAGAGCCTGCCGAGACTGTTGATCCAAGTCAGCCCAGCCAAGGCCAGTTGAACCAACTACAAGACCAAATCAACAGCCTGCAAGCCAACTTCGACCGCGCAAAGGAAGCTAACCGCAACGCTAACGAACAAATGCGAAAGCAAAAGCAGCGCCACGTCGAAGCTATTGACAACATCCAGCGCGCGCTCAACCGGCAGGCATACGTCTCTAGCATGGTGATGGCGTTCATTGCGGAGAAGCACCCGCACATCCTGGATGCAGCCCACGCGGTACGGTCACTAGCAGAGGCGGAATACGACGCTAAGACCGCAGCAGTAGCAGCAGAGTAAAGAAAGCGGCCCTTCGGGGTCGTTTTTTATTGCAAGTACACGACCTAGCCACTACTGTAGGTGTATCAGATAAGGAGAGATGTTATGACTGATACCAAACTCACGCAAAAACCTTGGTGGTGGCCGGAAAAAGTTGACTCAAACTACTTTGACCGCTTGCGAGACGACTACCCAGAGCGCGCGCATATGACCAACGGTGAGCTTGAGGAGCATTTTGAGGTTGAAGAAGGGTGCTTTTCTGACACTTGGGATCACTTAGGTGACGCAAGGGAAGAGTATGAATACCTGGCTGATTTTGCATTAGAGGCTCATGATGCGCTAAAGGGTCTCTACGATGCGTTAGACAGCGGCGTTGAGCTTACGCCTGAGGTCATGATGCGCGCCCGTGCTGTCCTAGCAAAGGCCTGTGGTGAAGAATGAACCCATTCGACATCTACACCCTGCGCGACTACCTGCTGGCAATGCATCAAGTGGATCTTGTGTGGAAGCCAAAGAGCGCAGACGAAGAGCCGCCGTTTTAGGAGATAGACCATGAAGCGATACGCCCTAGCACTAGCGACATTCACCGTTGCCGCCTGCATGGCAGAGGACCGGGCGGATTACTTTGTGGACATCAACTCCAACAATGGAGTGGTGTAGTTGGGGTGTTGACACGCTGCAAATGGGCGGCTATGTAGGTGGTGTGTTTAGTGTATAAAGGTATCAACAAAGGAGATAGATACATGACCGTAGCTACCATCAAGAAAGTAAACGCAGCAATCAAAAAACACGGCGTAGAACTGATCAAGGGTGATGGATACTTTTACTTTGAAGACCTTGAATGCTCAGATACGTGCAATGCCGATAAAATCAACATCGTCTACAGAGATAAACTGAATTGTATGACCCTTAGAGAGTGGATCGAACACGTAGAAGATGATTTGTTGTGACGCCTTGACACGTAACAAATGGGCGGCTACTCCGGCACCGGCACCAGAGTAGCCGCTAACAAGGTGGTGGCACAGGATCTGAATGATCGCTGGCCGGGGCTAGGTGACGACTACATGAATAACGCGGCCCACAGAATGGTTGTGGGAGATGTGTGGATACAAACAGGGGCGCAGTTGAATGCGAAGTATGGCGTCCCGCTATGTGAGGGGAATTGATATGAGTGATACGAGCAAAGAGTTTGTGGAACGGCTGGCGCATGACTGTGATCTAGCAAAGGGTGCGTGGCGGCATTCTCCAACGATGAAAAGCATATTGGGCGACGCTAGTTGCACCTTGAAGTCGCTCATCTCAGAACGAGACGCCCTGCGCAAAGCCGTTGACGGATACGCATACATCGGACGTGACGGGAAAGTAACCCTAGCCAAGGCTTTGGAGGATGAGCGCGACCAACTCCGCACCCAACTACACACCGCCCACAACGCAGGACTAGACGCCGCTATCAATTGCATCAACGAGTTCCTGACATCTGAGCGCATTGGCTCGCACGAGTATGTTAAAGGCCAGACGGAATGTATGCTTCACCTGCGGGGCAAGATCAGCGCCATGAAGTCGGAGGGCAACTAATGACACCCCTAGAGCGACTATACCTGGAGATTGAAGCCGCCATTTTGGACGTGCACGATCAAGACGCCACGCTATCCCTCTACGCAGAGGCCGCTGCAAAGGCTGCGCTCGATGAGGTGCGGAGGATGCTAAAGGATGGCGTTGATATGACAGAGGGAGAAAGAGAGTGAGTAAAGAACTACTATTTTCCGTAACTTCGGCTGATTGCCGATTTGACTATTTCAGAGGATCAGGCAAAGGAGGTCAAAAGCGCAATAAGACTTCCAGTGGAGTCCGCTGCACACATAAGGACAGCGGGGCCGTAGGGGTATCAGATGATACACGCAGCCAACATGACAATAAGAAAATCGCATTCCAGCGCATGGCCGAAAGCGACAGATTTAAAACTTGGCATAAAATTGAAGTGGCTCGAAGAAGTGGGAGGCTGGCACAAGCTTCTGACTATGCTGAGCAAGAGATTAAATCCAAACGCACTGTTGTCGAGGTTCAGCGCAACGGCAAATGGGTGAATGAAAGCGAAACTAATGACTGACAAAGATACATCAGAGTTCGTCGGTAATGCCCGCGTTGAAACCATGCTTCGTGACTTCAATCGCCTACGCAAGGCCCTGCAGATCGATCACGATTTAGAGGCGGCAGAGGAAGCATTTGCTATGTGTGAGCGATGGATTGCCTGCATATCGCCCAACCGTGGGCACTGGGGCGACAAGAAGTAACCACCGCCCAGCGCTGCAATACGGCCCTGTCCTAACGGATGGGGCTTTTGCGCAAATAGGGGTTGACGATCCGACTTGCGTAGTGCAGGTTGAGTGTAGATTAAGGAGAGAGATGATGCTTAACACGTTAACCAAAGCAGCCGTAATCATCATTGGCTTGGGCACAGCAGCAACCGCCGGGACAATCACCGGACCCGTTACGCACGTGCGCGATGGGGATACAATCGAGGTCAACGGGCGGGCAGTACGCTTGCAGGGCCTGACATGCGATGAGACAGGAACGGCGCTAGGAGACCGCGCTACACGGGCCATGCGCTTCCTTGTGAAGGGTCAGGTTGTCACGTGTGATCTGACAGGCGCTAGGACGTATGACAGGGCTGTCGGTCGGTGTCAGTTGGGTAGCGGGCTGGATCTGGGCAAAGCGCTGATTGCAGAGGGGCTGTGCGGGCGGTGTAACCGATGCGACAGTGACGGGTTCTATGCGGATCTACAAGCGCGTGTGGGTGAGTTCCGTGGACGTATGCCGAAGTATTGCAAGTGAGGTGAAAGATATGAAATGGTTTAAGTCAACATACATTGGGACAGTTAGCGCTTACACTGACTATCATGATGGAGACACATTCAGCCATCGGGTAGCTGGTAGATGGGTCTTAACGATGAACTGGATAGGGCGACGGAAAGCAAAGATGACCGGGGATGTCGGTAAATCTCCGCTTGCTATGGACAGGAGAGCCAGGGTCGAGGCATGGCTTCAAGGAGGCCCGGTGCCAGAGCTTGATGAAGATACCCAGCCAAGAAAAGAAGCACCAGTTCTCAAGATTGTCAGATAACAAAGGGCCGGGGTAACTCCTGGCCTAAGCCGTTTCAACCCGACGCACACGAGCGCGCAACCTACGGTCCCCCTGCAGCCTGGCAGACAGAACGAACAAATGGCCGAAAGCCTCATCCTCCGAAAAGAATGCGTGGCTCTCGACCGTCCTAATCCACTCACCTTTGTCTGTGACGCGCCCAACCTCAGCGCGCCACGGTCCTTCAATCGTCATATTGTGCCCTGTGCTACAGAAACAGAAAACGGGGCCGGGAAAGCCGCCGTCTCCTGCAGTTGTGTTAGATATTTAAGGGCATGATACACGTGTTCCGGAGGAATGTCCACGAGCTGCGTCTCGATGATCCGTCGCACGGCGTAGATGAATTGCGTTGCATCGTCCACGCCAGATGGGACTGGGATTGTCCAGGTTTCGTCAAAGTCTGTCATTCCATTAGCTCCACTGCTTTCTTAATTTGGCGCGCTGTAAATCCATCTTTCTTTAACTGCGCCATGACTTTTGTTTTCGTAGCGCCTTCCCTTGTCCCTAAATCGTGGATGGCAATAATGCACCTTTGCACTTGCAACTCTTCTTCTGTCATTCGTCACTCTCCAATCCTGTAACTGAAATATTCAACGTACCTGCGTGAGGGTTGACCGATATCAAAGCCCCCTCATCCCCGTCAACAGGATCTTTAGCCAGACCCGCAGATTTGAGCAGCTCAAGCACCGCTTGATATTTCAGACCCTCCTCGTAGTCCTCACGTGTCAACAGGTTAGCGCCGCACTTCGGGCAGGGCTTTCCAATCATATCCTCTGACAGCGCGCCAACATCTTCTTTGTGGTCGCAGGTCGGCTCATCGCAAATCAAATTCATAGTCATCACACCATCTCCTTAATGGGCATATCTGTATGCTGTACCAGTTGCTCTAGCATCTCTGCTCCCTTGGGCTTGCGGACGCGGTAGCGGATGATGGGGTCGTGAAAGCAATGATATGTTTTACCATCAAAATACCAAAGCCAAGAATTCACCCCAGCCCCGGCCAAACCCTGGACGATTTCACCTAGGTTGTCCTCAACCTCAGCCCACCACCCCACACACGGACAGCCCTTGCCGTCATGGTCGATCCAATCGGTCCAGCCGTCTTCGTTGAATACCCAGCGTGTCATGTGTCGCTCTCCTGTGTGATGAGTTCTTGAAGGGCTTGAAGGTTACGAAGTCTCTCAATCTCATCAATGAGGTCGCTCACACGATCAGCCAAATCAGGATGTTTCATGTATCCTCTCCAAGCGTCAAACATATCTCTGATCTCATTGGTGTCTACTTGATGAACACCAGACCGACCTTTTCCCCAACTCATTCCCCTTCCTCCTGTGCAATCAGCGCCTTTAGGATATCCAGCAGCCAAGCGCGGGATTCACACGGCAGAACTGCGCTAATGATTGGCTTAGGTACTGGATTGCCTTTGCCATCTACGGGGTGAAGTTCTACAGTTATCCCACATTCCGGGGCTGTGGCATCAACGCTACGCGTACACCTCGGCAGAACAGCTTCGTGAAGGGCTTGAGCGGCGTCTAGTGAGCCGTTGCAGGCCCCCTGAATGTAACTGCCGAGTTCAACACCAAAAACATAGCCGCAGCCATGCCACGCATCATCCTCCCCCACCTCAACCTTGCGCGCCAGTTCCTTCAGTGCTTGTAGTCGTGTCATATCTCTATCTCCTTTTTCTCTGTTATACCACCAAGACGCGAACAATCAAGCGGTGATTTTATCTATAAAACGAACAACGCCCAGCGCGGTGCAAAGTACGATTTGTCAGAAAGGTTGCCGGATTATCGCTGTGTAAGAGGTTGATATTGCAGTAACATGAATGAACCTCATAATGCTTGACAATGATTATGAATATTATGAGCTTGACAAGATTTCTGAAAAAAATTTATATACATTGTCGGGGCAAGGGGCGGAGTTCCATTCAACCAAGGTATTTATCCCGCTTTGATTTGGATCGAATTGTGTACACCCATCCCACCTTCTGTTTAGCTGACAGGTGGTTGACCTAGCCAAGAAGTGAAAGCTCAGGACGACACACCACCCCGAACTCATTCATCCTGGCTAGGGCTTCTCTCGACACTCTCACCACCGTCAGAACGGTAAACACCCGGCATCACATTACTCAACAGGTGAAACAAGCCCTGCGCACACACTACGGATAGAGCGAACGCTAGGGCAGCTAGGCAGGTGGTTGCTAGGATCTGGTGCAGGTCAGGTCTCCTATCTATCCCCGCACTCTACCACAGATTGACACAAAGGCAACCGTTCATTTGGACATTTTCCTGTTGACGGGGTGACTATTTGGACTTAGGGTGGAAGTGTTGATAAGGAGAGAACAGATGACAGAGAAGCCGGATAATATACCTCAGTTCGTTGGCGACGACTATCAGCTGCTAAATGCGCTGCGTCACATGCTGACACGTAAAAACCTAACCGATACAGACAAAGCGGTTGTCAATGGGGCTATTGACACGATTGAGGGCCTTATTGATGCAGTACGGGAGATGAGTGAATATGACTGATACGAAAGCACCGGAACGGATTTGGGCGTGGCCTGATGGCTTCAGCGGATGGTATAGCGCGGGAGCGTCCACAGAGGTTAACTTGGGACTGCTTGGCTATCAAGCTGACTATCAGACTACATACATCCGTGCCGACCTGTATAACGAATTGCTGCGGGCTGCTGATGCGCTGGCGGATCACGTAGAGGCTGTAGCGGAATGGATGCGGTCAAACGGTTATGATGATGACGCCGATATATCCGCCATCACCGCATACAAACAAGCAAAGGAGAGAACAGATGACTGATACGAAATTCACACCAGGGCCTTGGACTCTTAAAATGAGTTCGAAATGGCCGTTTGGCATGTCTATTGATCCAAACATCGTTCACATCGACCGGATTGCCTCAAGCACAGCGCAGAACACTCTTGAAGACCTACGATCCGCCAAGGGCTTCAGAAACAATCAGCGAGAGAAGATCGTTGACATGATCAAAACACAAGAGGCTAACACTTGCCTCATCGCAGCCGCACCGGATCTGTATGAGGCGTTGGAAGGTGTAATTACAGCAATGGAAGGGCTAGGGCACGGACCCTTTGATGCGGAGCGCGCCGCCCTCGCAAAAGCACGAGGCGAGCAATGACCCCAGAGCAGATCGAACAAGCCCGCGTTAAACTGGGGCTGACAGTCGAACAGCTTGGCACAATGCTGGATATTGAAACCAAGCGGACAATGCAGAAGCACCTGACAAGCCCGGAGTGCGTGAGCTACAAGCCGCCCAGCGCGCGGATGGTGCGATTGATTAACGCTTACCTGTCTGGGTATCGCCCGGATGATTGGCCGAAAGGAGAAAACCATGACTGACACAAGCAAAGAGGCGGCGGACAATCAGAATGCACTGGTGAAAGCCCTAAAGGACTTCAATCGAGAATGGGCAAACGATGACGTTCTTACCTATTCCCCCGTTCCATCTGCTCCGGGCTACACAACGGGGATGGCAGGGGTGTATATGGGAGAAGCTGCTGACTTTATTGCCGCCCTCCTATCCGAACGCGACGCCCTCCGCTCCCAGCTGCAGGCGGCACGGGAGGGCGGGGCGGTAGAGTACGTTTGCCCTGATGACGAAACAGCGCTGAACTATCTGGACGCCACGTACGGCAATGACATGCGCTGCGCCGTGTCTTGCATGATTGACGCCCTCCGCGCCCTCAAGTTCACCAGCGCAGAGGGGGAAGGGTGATGGCAGAAAAGACATGTCAAAACTGCGCGCACTACGGCGAAAGTGGCGATGGCGAGCCAGGGGTCTGCCTTTGGGCGCAGTCAATGCCACCAGCCATGAAAGAGCTTCTAAGCGCGCTGACGGCAGATCCATCAACGATGATAAGCTACAGTCTCTTTGGTGATGTCGAGGTTGAGGTCAGCCCGGATCACTGCTGCGCAAGCCATTCAGGACACCCCCAATGACCGATCTGATTAAAGCAGCGGATGCGCTGGCGAATCGCTTTGAAATGGTTGCCGACGACATTGCTAATTGCAGGGATGTAGAGCCAAACGCATTTGCTGCATCCCTTCTGGCTCTCACCGCCTACCGTCAAGCCCGTGAAAGCGCGGATGGGGTGAAGGTTAAGCCGTTGGTGTGGAGGGATGAGGGCGTTAGATATACCTCTGGAGACTATGCGATTGAAGTTTGCGGTTATGGTCAAAACGGAATCTGGCATCTGACATTTTATGGCGCAGAGATCGCGGTGAGTAGCGCAAAGAACTCTCTATCACACCTTAAAAGAAAAGCCTGGAACCATCACGTGTCTTATATCAAAGCAGCACTGGAGGATTGAGAGATGAAAGACGCACCGAATAACTGGACCATCAAGAACCTTATCCGGCACATCAACGAGGGGCCAACGATCCGTGAGACCGGGATGCCTGCGCGGCCTTGTGGGTATCCCTCCCTCGGAAGTCGCATTAAGCTGGCTTGGCGGGTGTTTACTGGCCGGGCTGACGCGCTGACATGGGAGGATTGAGAGATGAAAGCGCCTGAACGGATTTGGGTATGCCCGGATTTGATTGTACCACAGGACAAGGAACTCCGAGTGATCGAGGGGGCTGAAAAAATTCCCGACTGGACTTGCGGAACCTTTTGGGAAGGAGATCCACCAGATTATCCTCACGGCCAAATGTACCACCACGCCGACACCGTGACCGCCCTGCAAGCGGAAGTGGACAGGCTGCGGGAGGCGCTGGAACGTCTCTCAACAGCGGGATGTATGGGTGACGGGCGCGCGCTGGGTATCCATCTACCCACGCACCCCGTAGGGCAAGAAATCTGGGCGCGGATGCAATATGCCAAAGCAGCACTCAGCGGAGACGACGCATGAAGCCATATGTGGCCTCTTGCTCACAATATGACACCATAAGAGGCCGCTTGATGCCTGCTGCCATCGTGTTATTATTTGAAGTAACCTAGCCAGGAGATGAGAGATGACTATTGATCAACTGAAACAGGCCCTAGACATCCTGTCAGATTATGTGCCAAACGGAAACTTGACCGGCAATATCTACGGCTATCATGACGAGGTGCAAGTATACCCCGACGCTTATGTGATTGTGAACGATAGGGATGCGAAAAAGCTAAAAGACCCTGGCTGGATGCGAGTAGACGAAGATGACGAAGAAGATAACGGGTGGATGTTCTTCACCTAACGCCCAGCGCATCGGCTTAGGTCGGTGCGTTTTTCTTTGCGAGTGTGCATTTTCCTATTGACGCCCTGTCCGTTTGGACTTATACAGGTCTCAGAGAGAGGGCACAGCGCCCAGAGATAGGAGATAGAGACATGGCATCCGCAGCAACCGAAGCTAAACTGGCAGAGATGATCGAAAGCAGCCGTCAGGGATACGACATCATCCCGGCATTCTTCCAGCCACGTATGGGCCGGTCCAATACTGTGAGCGCTGCTATTCGCATCGGCGTAAAGCGTGGCCTTATCGAGCAGAGCGGCGTTGATGGTCTTGGCAATAAGACTTACCGGATGGTCGCACCTGCCGAAACTCACGAAGCACCAGTGGTTGCCCAGTAATGGGCGGCCTCCTCCGTGACAACCTGGAGCCAACAGACTTCGCCGACGCTGACTGTCGGATAACCGACTGGAATGAGTTCGGATACCACGGGCGGCCCGCCTACAGGATCTGGTTCTGCATTTGCAATGGACACAAGTTCCAACGGCATGAGTGGCAGATTGAAGGGCGTAACAGCACAGAGCTAGAGGATTGGATTTACCTTGGCATGGATTACAAAGCCAAGCACTCTAGCAATTACGTCCACGACTGGCGCGACGTGACATAAATCAGAAAGCCCCCACATTTTCTCTTGACGGTCCAAACGGACATCTCTATAAAGTTAGACAACGGAACACAGCGCCGCAGGAGGGCCACATCATGACCGCACTTTTCAACACCCTGAAAACCGAGTTCGCCAAGTCTGAGGCCGACGCCCGCGAATTTCTGGTGTCCCGTGTAAACGTCGGGGATCTGCAAATGATGCAGGGCTTTGCCGAGCTTGAGGGTGACGACGAACTGGCCTATCTGATCTGGGAGGTACGCCAGTGATCCGGGCGGAGTTCAGCGCGCAAATGTGCAGGGACGGGTGGTCCCTGCCCGCGTGGCGCATTTTCGACAGCTTCACCGCCCTGCGCGATTTTATCCGCCCCTATGCGTTCGCCCACACCTACCGCATGCGGACGCATCAGAATGAACACGGGCGCGTTACTTCTAGGGAGTTTCTGGCAGTGGCTGACGACGGGCGAGAGTTTTATTTGGGCAACCTGGTTATCTAGCATTGACGGTCCAAACGGCCACATGCTAGGAAGGGGTAGGAAAAGGAGAGATGATATGGAACGTAAGCCACATAACGATATCCGCGCAGATCATGAGGTGACTGTATTCCCGTATGCCACAAACGTTAAGTTTTTCCACAATGGATACGAGATCAGCTTGGCCGCAGATGGACAAGAAACCTTTGTCTTTGACAGCGATGGGAGTGTAGTGTTTGAGACGCCGGGGACTGGCGCGGACTCTGTATCTGAAGCATATCAGTGGATCGTATCGCAAATCTAACCCCACCCGCAACACAGTAACTGAGGAGAGATGAGATGGCCCAAGGCGACATTGAAGACCCCACCGACTACGGAAGTATCGTCCGAAACAACCTGATGAAACGGCCCGGATATGCGCCCTACTGCGCCGGTAGCTATGAGAAATGCGGACTGCCGCGACTTCACTGGGATGGCGAGCAATTCGCCTGCGGATGCGGATACCGCACCGAGTTCCCGGCGGATTTCATCGACAAGTATAAAGAGCGCTGGCACCGGCCTGCGGATCAATCCCAACCCCAGACACAAGGAGAGAGACGGTGAAGACGCTGCACTTAGCACTAAAAGGCGTTTACTTCGACCAGATCAAGAGCGGAGAGAAGGCTGAGGAATACCGGCTTGCCACGCCGTATTGGGCCAAGCGCCTCGAGGGTCGGGAATATGATCAGATTGAATTATCCAGAGGATATCCGTCAAAGGGCGACACTAGCAGGCGCATTACCCGCCCTTGGGAAGGATACCGAAAAACAACCATCACGCATCCTCACTTCGGCCCTGGCCCTGTTGAGGTTTACGCCATACGCGTTAACTAACCCCAGACACACAAAGGGCCGCAGGTTTATCGCTTGCGGCCCAGTTGCTTTGATGTGAGGAGTCCTAGCCAAGGGCTTGGCGCAAAGCCTCCAGCATGTCCTCCGTGCTACTGTACGCGCCAAGGGTTTCCGGAATCGCACCCATATCATTAGGTGCCTTGCTAACCACCCAACCACCATTCGGCGCAGGATTAAGCATCAGGCGTGGCAAATCCACCTGCTTAGGGCTGACATAAGACTTTCCAAAGTCAGTTGCATTCGTGTCGTATGAAATCATATCGCCCTCTTCCTGGTTAAAATAACAGCCATATCGGCCAAATTGTCAAGATAGTGCAAGAAACCACCGCATTTTAGGGATGCTCGCCCCGGAGCAGTGGTTCTATTTGTGTAATTATTCGTCGTCTAGCTCACCGTATTTGGCCTGATATTGCACCAGATGATCCTCAAGCGACCAGCGGACGTTGTGAGAAATCATGCACGGCATACGCTCTAGGGAGTTCGCAATTGCCTCATCGCGTTCTTGCCCTTCGTCCAGATCCGCCTCAACGCTGCAAAACTCAATGCCGGACTGATTCATCTTGAGACCGCAGAGAACTCCGATGTATTTACTGTCGCCCGACTGGCTCTCAAATTCCACCAGCTTTACGACTTCTGCGCCTGATTCCAAAGCCTTACGCCTAATCTCAGTAACCGCAATCAGCTTCCTGGAGCCAAGGTCAGACAGATCCTCCCAGTCTCGAATTTCCACCAGCAGATTTGCGCCCTCAGTCTCTACAGGCTCATCCTCAGCAATAATACTCATCGTATATCTCCAATATCTCGCTCTCATTAAAGCTCCACAACGCGCAGAGCCGTGCAGCCCGACCACCGGACCGCAATTCACAGTACCAGATACGCGGTAAAAGTCAAAGGGTTAGGGGTTATTCCTCCCCATCGCCCTTCTCAATAGCATTCACGCCCTGACGCAGCAAAAACGCCAGCTTGCGCGCCAAATCCTTCTCATCAGTCGTCTGTTTTGTCTCAACAGGACCGCCATTTCGGCCAGTAATCTCTACCCGTTCCGCTGTTAAACCGTGCAACTTCGCGATTTCCGTCGTTGCTTTGACCATAGTTTCCGGCTTTTCCAGCTCTTCCGCTAAATTTCGTGCATGTTTTAGGTCATTCGTGATAGAATTGAGCGTAATCATGCCCATTTCTGACATTTCGTCCTGGATCTCTTTAATCCTTGACGCGACCACAATGTCCGTACGGAGACGTGATGCCAGCGACCAAATCGACTCTGGTTTAGTGTCTGGGCTTACGTCATATGCCCTACGGTACGCTTCGGATGCGTTGCCTGTTTCCACGTAGGCAAAGGCAAAAGCTTCTTGTTTTGCAGTGAGTTGCAGCTCTGTTGCCCCAGATGTTGGAGCGGTTCTCTTACTAGACTTTGGCCTCTGTAATACAGGGTTCTTTGGCTTGGACTTCACCTTGTGTACAGCGCGCTTGATGGCGTCCTCTACGTCGCTGTCATCTGGCATACGTACTGGGGCGGATTGGCCTGTTCCTTCGCCCTTTACAGCTCCTGCGCCACCTGCTGTCATGTTGAGGAGTTCAAAGCGTTGGGAGAGAGCGTTAATCCATCCCTTCTCTGCTGAGTCTAGGATTGATGTGTCTGTGATCTGCTCTAGGGCAATGGCTTTGGGCTTCTTCTTGTCTAGGCGGAGTTCGGCCAGCCAGAGGGCGAGAGGTCGAGACGATGATGCATCCGATGCCGTGCAGTGCTGTTGATACCGGCGGCGCATGTTACGGGATTGCCCGACGTATTTAATCGCCCCTGTCGTAGGACAGATGAGCGCGTAAATGCCTGTTCCTTTAAGTGCCTTGCTCATTGGTTAACTCACGAATCAAACTCTTGTTCCAGCGCGTCTAGCATGTCATCAAACATGGTGGCGATTTCCTCGTCATCCAGGTTGATGCTTTGCAGCTCGCCCCACCATTTCTTGAGTACCGTTTCCGTGTGAGTGAGAAACCACCCGCCGCGCTCATCGCTCCATTCTTGAAATGTCATTACCTTTTGCCTTGTGTAAACAAACAAATACCCGCATGTGCGGTCTGCCCTGAGTATAACACAAGCCCCACTGGCTGTCACGCGCCGTCGATTTTTTGTCAAATAAACTGTTGACGTCCGTTTGGACAGGTGCTAAACCTGTAATCAGAGAGAAGGAGATACACCATGACAAACGAACAGATCGCCACCGTAGCCGCAAAGCACATCGCTAATTACCGCAATGACCCGATTATTATGGAATTTGTAACTAATGAAGCGAGAGAAAAGGTTGCCGAACTTATCCGGGAGGAAATGGGCGGCCAAACAACAGCAAAAGCTGTGGAGATTCTGGAAATGAGATACCCAAACATTGCAAAACGGGTTGAAGAATATATTGGCCTGGGCTTGATCGGATGCTTTATGGCGTCACTTGAAGCCTAACTTTTACTTAACAAATAAACCCCGTCATAACTGGCGGGGCTTTTCTTTTGACTTGCTCTCATGAAAGTCACGAAGGGCAATCTTCGCCATATACCGACCCAAATAAACAGGCCAGAAGATAGCATCAAACGCGCCCACTGTACGCCATACTGCCACGGCACCGCCACCCCATAGGAAGCTGATAAAAAAATCCACACTGTGTTCCTTTACTGCTCAGTGAATATGCCTAATAGACCAAACATACCTACGCCAACGCGTCATCAATGATGATCTGTTTGGTTAGCTCCATTGCCAACATCATCTCCGCCACAGGGAAGTTACCGCTCGCCTTGATGACCAGTTGCCCGTCCTCCGTAAAGCCAATGCACATGAGGCGCTCGCATTCGTTCTCTGCCTGCTCTGCGATAGCGTCAACCGAGCCAGAGGATTGGCCAGGAAATAACTCTGTGATTTTGTCGTCACTCATCGTCAATCACCCTGTACTTCTGATTGAACACCATACGATCCCCATCATTGGATATGTCCAAATCCACAATCTCCATAAATGGCTTGCCATTTAAGCAATATACTGTCCTATCTCCGCCCGTGCGGCGAATGGCCGACAAGCGGCTTTTATCAAACGCTTCCAGATCGAATCCATCAACACGCTTTGATAACTCACCAAAGATAAGGCTTTCTTTATTGCGAACAGAAGCATCAAGAGCAGAGCTAGTAAGTTGTTCAATCGCGCTACGCATATCACGCATCTCATCTTTAATGCCATCCGGCACTGAGAAGCTGTAATCATTCATCGCCGCCCCTCCCCATCAAACCCTGCATGCACCGGGCGATGTCTGCCTCATGTTCGCCTAGATCCATGCACGACAAAATGCGGTCCAACTCATAGGCGTATGAAAGCCTGTCGTATGCTTTGTCCAGCTTCTCCGTGGTGGTGTTCCACTTGTCGATAGTGTCGGACCATTTGTCTAGAAGCTGCTCATGCGTCATCATTGGTTCTCTCCTTTGTTGGTAGACTTGAGGGCGCGGATAGCATCGGGCACTTCCATTTCATCAAGAAGCCACCCCTTGCTATCATACCAAGAAGCCACTTCCTGCAATACCTTACTCCGCACTGAGTTAAGTTCAGATCGCAGAGCTTCACGTTCGGCAACGATTTTATTGTGTTCGCAAACCATGCCGACAAATACGTCCCACGCTGTTTTAGCGGCTTTGTCGGGGGTTAATTGACTGCTGATTTTGATGCGGCCATCTCCGTAAATCGTGAAAGCTGCCTCACCAATGCTAAGCTCCTCAAATTTAAGTCCCGGCGGCTTGGGTTGCAAGGCAAAGCTTTCGCTAACACTTTTGGCGAAATTCACGTCCTCTTTGTTTTGGTTGACCATATCTTTTCTCCTCATTGGCTTGGATACCTATCAATACCACCTGTGGCAGAAAGCGCAAGGGGCAAATGCTAATCCATATCCTCTACGCTAATCAGTCGGACTATGCGCGCGCCCTTGAGCGACACGAAAAAGGTCTTGTGAGGGTAGTCCTCCTCTGAGAATTCAAACCAATGTCCTTTAGCTAAACACATCCCCATCAAGTCTTCACCTAGACAACTCTTAACCGTCACAGAGTGATCATTCCCATACTCAATCCGCCACGTGTAGATCTTGCT